CCGGAGACATAAACTCTTCTTTCAGTCTTCATAGGAAATGCTGCTGTTGAATCAAAAAATTGTGGCATTATTTTTTACTTTTTAGTATTTTAGTTGTTGTTCTAACGACCTCCGAAGGCCATGATCTAAAGGTTCCTACTGGAGATTTTATAGTTGGTTTAACAGATTTAATAGTTGCTGATCTTTTACCTTTTCTTAAAGCTCTACCAATTCCTCTAAGTGCTAATCCCCAAACTGACATAAATCCTACTTATTAATTTTTTGGTTTGAACGTTTGCCCCATTTTCCATAAGACTCGTCTCTACGTGCTTTCATAGATTGTTTCTTAGTAGATTCTTTTCCAGTTCTCATACCTAGAGATTCATCTTCTCTAGCTTTATAGCCCTGCTTTTTCTTACTGCCAGCTTTGTACGGGAATCTAGATTTATAGGGTCTTGTTCCGAAATCGTTTCTCATAGTTTTCTCCTTATATATTTATATTGTTTTTATTATTTTTTGTCTACCTTATTGTTTCTAAAAATCTGTGTTCCCTTTATACCAAATATGCTCGCGCAAACTAAAATCCACAAATTTGTGAACCATGACGGGAGCGCCTTAAAATGCTCGAAGAAAAGATTTATCTTCTCCATCGCCGCCGGATCGTCTGACCATACCCCCCAGGCGAGCACGATTATGGGCAGTGTGAGAATCGCAAGGACGATCTCGTCCTTGTAATCGTTTTGCCGGGCTTCTAAAAGCTTGCCCTGGTAAGTTTCCTCCCCACGGGCCATCTTCTGTGCGTGCATAAATTGCGCGTCAGCCATAGCCATCTTAGTTTCCTGGCGCTTTTTAAATATGTGTGTGCCAGCGGAAACCGCTAGTTTAATTGCACTAAACCACATATTAGAACCAAGTTGCTGTTTGTTTTCTAGCTGCTCCAGTACCTTTTACAGTTACTTTATCACCAGTGGGCATTCTTTGACTAGATCCTCTAATGCTTCCTTTAGCTCTTGGATCTTTTACTAAATTCTGCGAAGGGATTTTAATCGTTACAGATTTTCTGTAAGGTGCTTCTTTTTTTGCCATATTTTTCTCCTATGTTTTTATATACTAACTACGTGGACCTTTCAAGGTTTTCACGTCTCTAGCCTTCATTTTATCTGAAGTCAGTTTAACATCAGCAGATATCAACGATTTTTCAATTGATGTATCTGCTCTTAAATGAGCTAATTCTTCATTTTGTTCTAATTTTTCTTCAGCAATTTGCTGACCTTTTAAAAATTTAGTTTTATCCAAATTGATTCTAGCCTCATCCTCTTTTATCTTACGCTCTTCTTCCATAGCTTTAAGATCCACTTCTCTTTGTTTTAATTTAAGTAATGGATCATGGTCGAATTGAGAAGTTATTGATTTTTCTTCCTTCATAAACTCTTCAGTCATATCTGCAATCAATACCGCTTTTCTAGCTTCTATCTTTTGAGAGATTTGTTGAAACTGTTGTTGCATTTGAGGGTTGTTAACTGCCTGTTGTTGCATTTGTGGTAACATTTGCATTTCTTCTTTGAATTCTAATTGAACCTGTTCCTGAGCCATCAGAGAAATGTGTTCTAATACATTTTTCTCTAGTGACGCGGTTATACTTGGATTATTTCTAACAAAGTTAGTAGCCATAAAAAATAAGTGAGCAGTTACATGAGCTCTATGATCTTGACCAGGAAACGCTTGAAAAGGCTTTCCACCTAATGCATCAATATGCTCGATTGCTGGATCTTTGGGTTGATTCGGTGGTGGAGGGGGTAATATTCTATCAATATCCTTAATACCCAATGCTTCATACATTTTTCTATAACACATGTATAAATTATGCATTTGAGGATTGGACTGAGCTAATTGTAATTCTGTTTGAGCAATTGAAATTCTTTGAGACATTGAAAATATATTCGGATCAGCAACAGGTAGAATATCTACTCTGTCATCAAAATCAGTTTGTTTAATATTTCTTTGTCCACCTACAACATCATATGGATATTCGGGCGGTAAGTATGAGGAGAATATTTTCGATAATAATTTGAATTCTTTTTTTAATGAAACATACAGCCTTTTATGTATTGCTGACATTACCCTGGAGCCACGCTCTAATAGGGCTACGGTCGTCCCAACAGCTGCTGATTGGTTCCCGTCACCGACCTGCATGTCAGCAATGGACGCGAATCTTTGTCCTGCTTGAACGACAATTCCCATCAATTGCAATAAAGTTTGAGATGGCTCTTTGTATGGTAAAAATACAAAAGCATCTTTTAAATTTCCTCCTGGTGTATCTACATCTTTAAATTCACCTGGTTGTATATTGGCGGCATCATCTTTTACTCTGACACCTCTTTGTTTAAATCCTGCCGGTAAGTTAGATAATGTACCCGCGTCTAACAATTGACGGAGAGCCGCCGTTGCCGTACGGCTCAAACCGCCAATCATATGAATGAGTCCAAAGCCATAAAATCCTAGTCCTGGCAGAAATTTGAAGTGGACGAAATATTGGATTTTATTTTTCAATGGATCATTGGGCGCGAAGTTCCTTTTGATTGAAAGAACTTTCATACTACCTTCCTCGATTGTAACGACGTAAGGTAATTTTATTCCTGTTGGTTCTCCATCTTGGCCAACATCTTCGAAACCTTCTATATCAAGGTTAATGTGGAATTCTAATATTGTATATAAAGGTTCAACTCGTTGAGATTTAGTAGTCCCTTCAAGTTCTCTTTCTTTTTGATCTAATTTATTTGTAATAGTCTCCTGTGGTTTACTTAATTCTATATCAGAATAAAATCCTGAAACTTGTTGTTTACGTAAGTCGTTTTCTGAAATCCTTAGAACATGCACTACTGCAGTTGCATCTTCCAAAGATGTTGCCGTATAAGGCACCACCAAATCATCTGCAGGAACAAATTTTGAAACTGCTCTTCCTAAAAGTTCATCGTAATAAACCTTCTTAAAAGTAGATCCTGCCAAGGGTAAATAAAATAACATCTGATCAAATTCAGCTTCGTATTCCGTCATTTTATCCATCAGTTGATAGTTCATGAAATCTTTAACACGCTGAGATTGTTGCTCTTTCATAGGATTACTCACTCCCATGACTTGAGTTCTTACTGGTCCGTCAGACGGAAGTAATTCTTTATAAGCGAGCGCTTGAAACTGCGTAACCGCTTCCGCAAGTACCGGGTGAGTCGCCCCACTAGCTCCTTGAAATGGTTCGGTTCGGTTTTCATATTTAAATCCTAACAGATCCAAACCTACGATGTAAGATCTTTCCCAATCCGAACGCGACGCTTTGTATTCTCTGTAGTCTGCTTGTAATTGATTTGCGATTGGATCTAAAACATCATCTGGTAATAATTCTGCAAGATTTGCAAAGTGATCGCCTTGTTCAGGCATTGGCACTGCATTTGGATCAAAATCAATTGTTGCGCCACCATCTTCTTCTTCGGTAACTTCAACTGGTTTTTTTCCTAACTCCTCTGCAACATCAGCTTCATCTATAACTTGTTCTTCAACAAGTTCATCAGGTAGTTTAACGTTAGGGAGTCCTTTATCTATATCTGCCATTTATACTCCTACCATTTCTTAACACGATTTAACATTGAAGGCAACCCATAAGGGGTTGGTCCTGATTCTGGTGGAATGGCATTAGGTCTTCTAATATCCGCTATGCCGCCTTCTGCTTTATACATGTAATCCATTTGTTCATAAAATGGTTCCATTTGTTTATAAGACATTCCAGCACCATATAAAGGATGGACTTTTTCTTCTCCAATCCCTCTTTCCATATTGAATAGTTCTAATTCCTCAGGGCTCATTGCATTTATTCGTTCTTGCTCTGCAACTCTATCTGCATAATTTAAAGTAAAGAGTTTATTCTGCATCCAATTACCAAGTCCACCTGCATACGGATCTAATCTTGTTTTCCTATCTTCTAAACTTCTATTCCATTCTGTTCGAGCTAATTCTTGTGAAGCATCATCAAATAATTTATATACTTCCTCCCCACCTGTAAACTGTTCTTTAACACCAGCATAATCATTTTTTAATTTTTCTAATCTTTGTTGTGATGCCTCTACCATTCCCCAATTATTTAATCTGGGATCAGGATTATCTCCTTCTAAATTTGCTTTTATCGCTTCTAAGTTTTTATACTCCCCTCTTATATCTTTTTCTATTTGTTTACTTTGTATTAATAATTCAAGATTTTTAACAGCTTCATCGTTATAACCTGATTTTCTAGCTTGATCGACAATTGCTTTTTCAGTTCCTTGTAAATCTACTAGACCTAAAGTAGTCGTTTCCAAAGCTTCTTTCCAAGCTCTACTAGGTTCAGCACCTTTTTGTAGAAGATTAACACCTTCTCCAGCACCGAACGCAATTTCTGGCCAAACCCAATCAGATGCTAAAAATCTTAAAGCTTTCTTTCCTACTTTACCCACACCTTTCCAAAGTTCTTTATCAGCCATCATTGCAGGGAAAGAATAAAGTGTATTTCCAGATTTAATTTTATTACCTACTCCACTTACAAATTTTGTAAATTTCTGATCACCTTCAGAAAATAATTTAGCAACTACTTCAGTATCTACTTTTCCAACGTCAAAATTGTAACCATCTAGTCCTGCTTTTTTTAATAATCCTTTATCTAGCTTTCCAGCTTTTTCAGTAATTGAATTCTGCATTACTAAATTATTATAAATAACCTGTTTCATGTCCCCTGTTAAAAAGGGATTCTTTCCTAAGTCCCAATAGGCCTCGGTAAGTTTACCCATGGGTAAATTTATCTTGTTTGCTACTTCTTCTATGGCTCTCATAACTGTTTTGTTTCCATTTTTATACGCAGCTGAATAAGCTTTATCTATTTGAGCTTTAAGACCTTGGTTTAAAGCTTGAGTAATAGGTTGAACATTTACTCTAAGAGTATTTTTTGTAGTTAGCTGTTCAATTAAAGATATAGGAATAGCATGATCTAGATTCATTACAATTTCTGGTGGTAGCAATTTTTTTATTTTATAAAATTCATTAATTCGACCGTTCATGATCTTAAACATTTCAGGATTTGCGTGAGAACCACCTGCTCCATAAACTTGATTTAATCTAGATTTAATGAGTCTTTCATACGACTTCTCTATTCCATCAATCTTCTTAAGACCATTGTCTAAAAAATTAGTATACTCATCTGCCGTATTACCAAGATAAGAAGTAATTTTCTCACCTTTATTAATTTTAGCACGATTTGTATAAGAATTTTTAAATGCAATAGTTGCAAGATCTTGAATTTCAGCATCTGTGACTTTTAAAGCTTTCATTAAATCAGCTTTGTTAGTCATGCCACCTTTAACTAATTCAGCAAAATCTTTGTTAGTTTTTTTTAATTTAGCACTAGACCAAGAAGCTGCCCCAGATCTAATTGCCATTCCCTCTATTTTTCTTAAATCATAAGCTTGTAACAATTCAGCTTCAGTTCTACTGGTAATTCTCATCAAATCTTTAAATGCTTCAGAACCAGGTCCATCTTTAAATGCTTTACCAAAATGTTGTTCCCACCACTGATTAGGAATCGTTCCTCCAGTTTTACCTACTCTAGATGGGTCATGCTTTTTAATCTTTCCTTCACTTCTAGCAACACCAGGAGTGTCTGATTTAAAACCTCCCCAGTTTTCTAGATCAAAAACATCATCTATTAATGTTTTTATGTTTTTTTCTTTTGCAGCTGTTATATGTGCAACAGTGGATGCTTTTTTACCTTCACCAAAGGGTATCCGTGGTCCCTGAGCCATGGTTCGTGGTTCTTGGAGCATGTCATCAAATCTACTTTCTTCAACGAACTCTTTCCATTTGCCGTTTGATTCTTCCTGTCTGGAATTCTTAAAGAACTCCATTGCATCTTTATAATCAGCTATTTTCATTATTCGCCTAACATGTACGCAAGACCGCCTGATGCATGCGGTGTGCCTTTAGGTTTGAATTTTTCTAAAACTTCTAATTCTTGTGCGTTTGTATTATATTTAAACGCTTTTTCGGCATCAAATCCAAAATACTCATTCGCGCCCTTGTCAAACTCTCCAGTTTTTCTAAATTTTTCTGATAGATTGGTAAGATTGTCATGCTGTTTTATCTTTTGTTCTACGGTTAAACCTTTAAACAATCCTTCACCACGTCTAATCTCATTTGAAGATTTAATAAATAGCCTGTCAATAAATTCCTTGAACAGTTTCCTTGCAGCACCACCCCCGAACATCGGAACACGGCCACCTTCTGCTTGTTTCTTCCTCTTCCAAGAATCTTTTATAGTTTGTATAATTGTTTCTGGACCCATTCCTTTTCCTTGCATGATTAATCCTTCATCAATGGTTGCCATAACTTCTGCTATTCTCTGTGGATCATCATCAACTAACATTTGATTTAAAAGCTTGTCGTCAATTTTACCTTTGTATTTTTTAAGAATTGTTTTTCTTAATGCAGCAAGTCCTTTAACTATAGCGCCCCCGGCTAACGGAACACGGCCGCCGTCTTTTACTTCCTGTTTTAATCTTAAATTTCTTTCAAATTCTTTTAACTCTTCTGGAGTGTTTTCTGTAGGGAAATAAACTTCAGGGTTTTGCATTGCTTTTAAAAAATAATTTTCAGTAGGTATCCTATCTGTTTCGGAAAATATTTTACGTTCAATAATACCTCGTTTAATTAATTTTTGTTTTGCTCTTTCCATTTCTTCCATAACTTCAGGGTCGTTAGGGTCATATTCATAGCGGCTTGGACGATCTTCATCAGGTTCCTGGAACATAAAATAGCCAGGATCAGATACCTTTTTACCCCCGGCTAACGGAACACGGCCCCCGGTTGCATTGAGTGGTCGGCCTTTGGTTTTTAAATTCTTTAGAAGTTGTTCACCTTGTAAAATCTGTGTATCGGTCACGCCATGAGGGACAGGGGATTTAAAAGATTGCTCCAGATGTTCAAATATAGGTGCTGCTGGACTTTTCTTTCCTTCTTCTATGTTTTTTAAAAATCGTTGTCTTGTTTTTGCCATTTCAACTAAATTTTCAAACATTTCTATTCTGCCTTCTTTCATTTTTTTAAAATCTGCTTCTGACATAAGATTTCTAACTTCTCGAGGAAGAGTTTTGTAATTCGTAATTTTTAAATATTCAGAAGGATTAATCCCTCTTGATTTTGCCAAGTTTTTAATGATCGTTTTAAAAATTCCACCGCCAAAGATCATACCTACCCTGCTACTAGATATACCGCCCTCGCCTAACGGAACACGGCCACCGGATGCTTTCTCATAAAATTCCTTTTCAGCCTTATCAAAATACCCTTCCTCTTTTTGCATCTCATATTCATCAGTCCATCTGTCCGCGTCAGCTTCTGCTTTTCCTTGCTCATGTTCAGTTTGTAATTTTTTCTTAGTCGATTTTACTTTTTTAACTTTACCTGTAGCAAACGCTTCAACTTCATCGAAATTTGATCCATGTTGACCGAATTTTTCAAAAGAAGATTCTTCAAATTTTATATTCTCTGGATGTCCTCCAGTAAATTCTGCTTCTTCGACCCAGAATTCTTCTGGTTTTTTTTGATATTTTGTCTTCTCGAATGTCATTTCATCTCTCACTTTTGTTTTTACATGTGGATCTTGTTTCAT